CAACACCTTGATTAGTGCCATCAGTAACTACTTCACTTATACTAGCCCAGATATAATCACGAGTGTTAATTGTGCCACTTGTGCCTGTAATTAGATTGTTGTTAACGTCAAATACTTTACCACTTGGTGCAGTAAACTTTAGTAGTGCGCCAACTTTTGCATATTTTAAATTACTGGTTGCAAAACTGCCAATCTTTAGAGGGCTGTCTACATCATTCTTAAAGTAACCTGTTACTATACCGCTGCTAGTTGTTGCTAAGTTCCAACTTACAGTTAAACTTGTGACACTAATGCCGCCATAGTTTTTAAGGTAATAATGCAAACTTTCATTCTTTAGAATGTTTTTTTCAACTTGCTGGCTTATAGTATTACTAATATCACTGTCAGTAATAAATGTAAACTGGAACTGTTGCAGATCCTCTGTGCGATATATTATACCATCTTCTGCAACAATGTTTGTGCTACTATATTTGCCTGTTGTATCGCGAACATCCAAGTAACGACTAATACCACTAGCAGTTCTGTTGATCGCTTTTGATTTTAATACATTACTGAACTTTGTGTAAGGAAGAATCTGATAATCTTCACCTGTGATCATACGATCCTGTGTGTAATACTGTTGCTGTGCTTTTAGTTTTACATCTCTGAGGTTCTCTCTTGCACTAGCATTTGCTATTGTGCTTTGTAAACTAAGCCCTACTGTTAAATTTTCAATCTGGTTGCTATGACTTATATAAGGAATAACAATTTGCAAATTCTGCATTTCGTCAGGACTAATTTTATATGTAGTGCCTGCACCTGTGCGGAAGTACACACGGAAGTTTCCTGTAGGAATATTTGAAAATACATCATCGCCAAACACCAAACTGATCTGATCATTTGCACGACTGCGCACTGTAAACAAGTTTTTATTGTTTGCACTTAAACTGTTATAGATAACGTTGTTGCCACTGATTGCTGGCACTTTATCCCAGCGTGTGGTTTCTCTTCCAGCATCATCAACTTGATACAACCAAACATCACTGTTGTCAACATTGTTAACATCCAGTTCCACTGTGCGATTAGGAAGTTTTTCACCAATATTAAAATCTGCACTCTGCAAGTTGCCCTGCTTAAAGTAAAAGAAAAACCCGTTGTTAGCACTGTTAAAGCCTCTGTTATCATTACGATAGAGAACGTTTGTTGTACTACCAGGTTGAGGTGCTACTTCATATAAAAAGTCAGTGCCACTGTAAGTGCCTTTGACTAGTTCAAAGTCTAGGTTCTGCGTTCCCACTGTGGTTTTAAAATCATAAATTGGAACAGTGCCTGGATTTAGTTTAAGTTGATATTCTTCAATGTTAATGCCACCTACTGTTGTTTTTAAACTTGGATTACCAAACTGTTGTGTGTTTACCATACTTGCATTGAGCACTGTGGTGAACTGCTCTAAAAAGTCACTGTTAGTTGGATCGCCCCAAACAATTGCTGTGTCACGAAGGCTGTTGCCATTTGCATCACTGATTGCCTCTGTAGTTTCTACACTAGCAACCTTAAGCAAGCCTCTAGCAATCTGTTGACGCTTAGGATAATAGTTAAGCATGCGAGCCAAGCGTAGTATGCTGTCTCTGCGTTCTGCTGTTTCTAGGAAGTTTTCTCTAGCATTTAGATCTGCACGGAAACTAAGACTTTGTCCTAGGAATGAAATTAAATCAATCAGTGCAATATATTCACTTGATTCAATAAAGTCGTTGAAATCTTCTGGGTAATAATTACGCAAATAATCAACCATACTCTTGCGTATGGTTTCATAATCGTAACTTTGAAAGTCTGCTTCACGGAAGGTCTCGTAGACTTTCTTCCAATCTTCAGCAGCAAATAAGTTTGATTGTCTTGTACTAGCAGCCATGTTTACATATTCCTATCTTATGCAGTATTTATTTGCGGAATAAAGTATGTATATTATATTGCTGTTACGTCCGGTCTATCAAAGCGCACTTGTAGTGTTTCAACCTGATTGTCAATTACATAACGCAGTACTATCTGCACTTGTAGTCCATTTTCGTACTCATCCATGGTAACTTCTTCTGGTCGTACTCTTGGATCGTTGTTTATAACAGCATTTACTTCTTCAATGATAAGTTGTTTTGTTTCTTCTGTTAGTGGATCCATGATTAAATCACGCAAACTAGTGCCAAAGTTACCTCGCATTAGTTTTTCACCTTTGCGAATAGCAAAATGATTAAGTAAATCTCGTTTAATTAGATCAGTATCAGTTAACTTTGAACTACCAAAGTTGTTGTTTATTGTACTGAATCCTTTGTATGTTGCTATTGCCATTTTACTTTCCTTTTAGTGCATCATCTGCTTGCGCTAGTAATGATTTAATCTGTGCTTCTATTGCTGCTTTTTCTGGTTTAGTGAGTGTCTTTCTTTCATTCCATAACTTCTTGCGTAATGTAACAGTTTGTCGACGCAATGCTCGGTACGCCGGTCTTGTGTCTTTTTTCTTCTTGCTTTCAGCCGCCTTCTTTAGTCTTTTTTCTCTTTGTCGTTTTTCGTCTTCATCCTGTTGTTTCTCTAGTCTGTCAAACTCCGCGTTTTCGGCATCAATTGCTTTTTGTTTCTCTTCTTCTGGAGTGAGTTCTTTTTCTGTTTCTTCTGTTTTACCGTATTCTTCTGTTTTACTGTCGCTTGGAGTTTCTTTGATTTTCTCGCCTGTTTTACTGTCTTTCTTAACTTCCTCGCCTGTTTCTGGATCTACTGCAACTCTCTTTGTTTGAGTATACTCAAATCCATCTTCATCTACACCCTTAGTCACTATTGTCTTTGATGTTACACGACCTTGTTTATCTCTACTCACGTCGATAGTTTTAGGAACATCGGGCGCAGGCTCTTTAACCTTTTCTACACGATCACTAGCCGCCGCGCCAGTTTGCATACTTTCTTTTACTTTACTAGCAACATCTTCGCCACTAGGAATGTTTGTGGTGTTAGGCAGTACGGTTTCAATGTTTTGTGTGCCTTGTCTTACCTGCGCAGTGATTTCTGGTGTTGAAATGTTACTTGCTGTAAGCATACTCATAACTTCTTTTTTCCCATCAGTTGCTTTAATGCCACCGAGGTTAACCAGTTTCTGATAATCTCCTGCAACTACACCTTGCTGAATACTTTCTTGCAGAGGAGCATTGCTTAACATCTTACTAAGGCTACTTGCTCCTGCTTTTCCTGTCCATACACTACTGTCTGCAAGTTGATCGTTAAACACTGCTTCTGGGCGAACAAATCCTTGTGACTTTAGTTGATCTACGTTAAAACCAAACTTACCAACACTTTTTGTTGCTGCATCGATAAATGCTGGATTGTTGAAACTTCCTACTTGTTTTACAACTGCAGCATTAAGTCCTTGTACATCAAAACTATCCAATGCGCCAACACTAAATCCTGTGTTTGCTTGTGCTACTAGGTCAGTAATAGGAAACTTGGCGAAGTTGGGAGTTTTTAATACACTGCCAAGTTGATCCTGTAAATTAGGTATTGCACTTTTAAAAGCCGATGTGAGTTGAGGTGCGTTTACACCAAGTTGATCTACAAGTCCTGTAATTTTTCCACTGCTATCTTTTATTAGTTTATTAAAGTCTGCACCTTGCAGTTGACTTTGTGCAGCACCAATCTGAGATTGCAATTGTTCTGCGCTAATACCTGCCTTGGCGGCTATTTGACTAAAGTCAGTGTTACCACTAGATAGGTCTACTGGTAATCCTGCTCCACCAAATGCATCAAGTCCAGGTGCACCAACTGCGGCTCCTGATCCACCAAATGCATCAAGTCCAGGCTCTGAACTAGCACCAGCAGGTCCAACTGCTGCTCCTGCTCCGCCAAATGCATCAAGTCCTGGTTCTGAACTAGTACCAACCGCTGCCCCTTCTCCGCCAAATGCATCAAGTCCAGGCTCTGCTGGAGTAGGTTGTGTTACAGTTGCAGGAACAATTCCAAAGTTGCTGGTTGTTTGTCCACTTGCACCGCCCAGTCCACCTGTGTAAACACTTGTTATATTCTTTACACTGTGGTTTGGAAAAGGTTCATGTGTTACAATTCTATCTACAGTTGTTGTTACCTCTTCATCTAGTATAAACTCGTCACTACCTGCATCGTAAGTAGTATCTTCTTTTTGCGTTTCGCTAACTTTCTTTGCTTGCTTTGCTTGTGTCTTAGGACCTTGTAACAAAACCATACTACCAGCAACACTTATGTTACCGCCGGCATTAAGATAACTTGCGCCAGTACTTGTGGAGAACAGTTCGCTTTCGCTGTACAAATGTAAATTCTTTTTTGCTTTTATGCCTGCTTCGCCATCAGTAACAATTGATGTTTCTTGTGTGCCTTGCAAATGCAACTGCTGATCGGCAACAATCTGTGTGAATCCTTTTGCATGCATCTTAATGTTTTCATCTGCATGAAAGTTAATATTTCCACTACGGAAGTTAATGCTGTCCTGTGCATACACATCCATTGTGCCTTCGTTGCTAAGTTCAATCCAACAACTGCCATCACTGTTGCCAACATATATAACACCTTCACTATCATTTAGTAGTAACTGATGACCAGTACTGGTACGCAAACGTATCTGATTACTGTTGCCGTCAAGATCCCCGTCATCAAGTGCAATACTATGCCCTTTGCGTCTTGCAGTAGGACCTAGTAGTCCTTCTAAAACTTTCTTATCTGCAGTGTCTGGATTTTTAATTTGTGACGCATATGTCTGTGTAAAGTCTTGTCCTTGGGTTGTAATTCTGCGACCTTTGGTTGCAATACCAATAAT